TACAAAAATCAGAGATGGTGTTTTCCCAGTTGCAGGTACAAGTCAATGTGGAAGTAGTTTTTCTTCACCTTTTCAAATGACAAGCATTTCCACCATTTTAGGTTCATATAATCTTTACGGTTTTGCTAATTCCACATTTGAAGTTACTGAACTTGATGGTTTAGGTAATGATGTAATTACAAAAACGTTAACGAGAGATGTTTTAACTTATGGGGCAATGGCAAGAGCGTTTAGATTAAATATGATTGAAGCATCAACTCCTACGGGAACTGATGGTTATTGGGCAACTAAATTTAATACTGTATTTAGAATTCGAGTAAAAACAAACCTAGGTGATTATGGTGATGTATGTTATGTTAAAACACCTGTTGCTATAATGATCGATAATGAACCTTCTGAAATAATACATGAAATACTTAAAACTGATGGATCTATTCCTTTCCCAAACCCATTTACAAATAAATTTTCCTTAAATATTCAAACAGATTCTTTAATTACTATATATGACATGAATGGACGATTAGTAGAATCAAATACTTCTTCTAAAAATTTAGGAGAAAACTTGCCTAAGGGAATATATTTTATTAAATTAAATGAAGAAACAATAAAAGTTATAAAAGAATGAAAATAGGATTTTGTGGAACAATGTCTGTAGGTAAAACTACAATAGTTAATGCTTTAAAAGAATTACCTGAATTTAAAGACTATGAATTTAGAACAGAACGTTCAAAATATTTACGTGATTTAGGTATCCCTTTAAATACAGATTCAACAGTAAAAGGTCAATTTGTATTTTTAGCTGAACGTGCTTCTGAATTATTTCACGATAATATAATTACTGATAGAACTATAATTGATGTTATGGCATTTACGCGTTTAGCTAAATCTATACCATATTATGCAGCAGATGAATTATGCCAAGCAGCTTCCCATTTAATTAAAGAATATGATTATATATTTTATATTTCACCTAAAGGGGTTGAAATTGAAGACAATGGTGTTAGAACCATAGACCCAGAATATAGAAAAGAAGTTGATTTAGAAATTAAAGGTTTATTAAATAAATATGCTTCTAAAAATCAAAAAATAATAAAATTAAAAGGTAGTACCGAGGAGAGAATACAAAAAATTAAACAGACGTTATTTCCGTAATATTTATAAATAAAAATATACTAAAATGAAAAAAACTCGTTTACTCGAAATAGTACGTGAAGAAATTGCTTTTGCGTTAAGAGAAGGTGAAGCCGAAGAAAAAATGGCTAAAAATGCTCAACTTAAAGCTACAGACCTAGAAATTAAAGCTTTACAAAAGAAAAAAGCTGAAATGATGAAAACTGGTGTAGCTGAAAACCAATTAAATGAAATTGAACAATTAGCTGAAATGGCTAGTATGGTCCAATTAAAAAACCAACTTGAAAAACAAGGTAAAGATGCTGAATTGTCCGCTGTAAAAGCAGCTGAAAAAGCTACAATCGATAAATTAAAACAAAACCCCGTATTTTCAGGTGAAGGTAAAAATGCAAGATTGAAAGGGTATGTTTCTGCACTTAAAAAAGAACTTAAAGCAGAACATGATATTAATCTACAAGATTTATTAACTACAGTTATGTTAGATGCTGAAAAAGCAGGTGATAAATTTAAAGACGATATTGCAACTAACACAATTGAAAAAGATGCTGCCGCACAAGTACTAGGTACAGAAAAAGGTCAACGTGGTAGAAAAGCAGACCCGAACAAACCAGAAAAAGCACCTTCAACAGGACAAAAAGGAAGACCAGCAGGCGCAGCTAAAGAAAAAGTAGCTACTCGCACACCGGGAGAAGATGGATTTGATGATGTATCATATTCTGATGCAGAAGATGAAGAAGGCCCATCAGCTAAAGACATAGCAGGTGACGAAACAGCAAAAGAATTATCAAATATCCCAGCAGATAAAAAAGATAAATTCAATTTAGGTTTAAAATTCATCAACAAATACAAAGACGACAAAGCTAAAGTTGATGCTTATTTGAAAAAAGCTAAAGACGAATATAAGCTTCCGAAAACAATGATGGATGATTTAAAAAGAGCAGCTGGTAGAGGAGTTGAATAATGGTAAAAGACAAAATATTAAATATTAGAATATCGCACCTAATTCTAGGTGCGATTATTTTACTCCTATTGTGGTTTGTATTTTTAAAACCAACAAAAGATGATTCATCGAAATATATTAAACAAAAACAAGAAATTGATAGTTTAAGTAACATTATAAAAAATTTACAAAAAGAGCAAATTGAACTAGATAAATCTATTAAATTTCACCAAAATAAAATAGATTCATTGGATTGTGAAATAGATAGTACCAACCAAGAAATAACAAATATACGTAATTATTATGGTAAAAAAATTAGGGATATTGCTAATTATAATCCTTCCCAACTTAAAGATTTTTTCTCAAAACGATATAAATAAAATTTGTTTTGACGAACCTACAGCTAAAAAAATAGCAGCTGATTTAGTTAAAGGAGACTCTGCAAAAGCAGAACTGGAAAAAACTCAAAAACTAGTAAAACAACTTAATGAAAAAATAGTTGAAAAAGATAGTGTGATTAGAGATTATATTAAAAAAGATACTAATTACATTAATCAAGTAAAAAGTTATGCTGAAATAAAAGAAAAACAATCTGTGTTAGTTACTGGGCTTGAAAAAGATAAAGAAAAACTTATTACTGAAAATAACAATTTAAAAACAGGTCTTAAATGGATTGGTGGAGGATTCGTGGGGGTATTAATTTCCTTTCTTACATTCGCGCTAGTTAAATAATTTATGTCTGATTTAAAAAAAGCAATAAGAGAAGAATACATTAAATGTGCTGCATCACCAGCATATTTTATGAAAAAATATTGCTATATTCAACACCCAAAACGCGGACGTATTCAATTTAATTTATACCCATTTCAGGAACGTGTTTTAACATTGTTTCAAGAAAATAACTATTCAATTGTTTTAAAATCTAGACAGTTAGGTATTTCTACTTTAAGTGCTGGTTATTCTTTATGGTTAATGATATTCCATCAAGATAAGAATATACTTTGTATTGCAACTAAACAAGAAACCGCTAAAAACATGGTTACAAAGGTTAAGTTTATGTATAATAACTTACCTTCTTGGCTTAAATTCCCAATCAAACCAGAAGAGGAAAATAAATTAACTCTTCGATTACCAAATGGCTCCCAAATTAAAGCAACTTCAGCATCAAGTGATGCAGGTCGTTCAGAAGCAGTTTCTTTACTACTAATTGATGAAGCTGCTTTTATTAACAGTATTGGTGAGATATGGGCTTCAGCTCAACAAACCTTAGCTACTGGTGGGGGTTGTATTGCATTATCTACCCCATATGGTACAGGTAACTGGTTTCATAAAACGTGGGTAGGTGCAGAAATGGGTGAAAATAGTTTTTTACCTATTCGTTTACCTTGGAGTGTACACCCTGAAAGAGACCAATCGTGGAGAGATCAACAAGATGCCGATTTAGGACCTAAAATGGCAGCACAAGAATGTGACTGTGACTTTAGTACCTCAGGTGATACTGTATTTTTATCAGATGAAATTGATTTTTACGAGAAAACATTTATAAAAGAACCACTTGAAAAACGTGGAGTTGACCAAAACTTATGGATTTGGGAACCAGTAGATTATTCTCGTAATTATTTAATAACAGCTGACGTTGCTAGAGGAGATGGAGCTGACCATTCTACATTTCATATATGGGACATAGAAACATTTACTCAAGTAGGTGAATATAGAGGTCAAATTAATACAAAAGATTTTGGGCACCTATTAGTTGGAATAGCAACTGAATATAATAATGCTTTACTTGCTCCTGAAAACTCAAGTATAGCTTGGTCAACGGTTCAAACAATTATGGACAGAGGATACCACAATTTATATTATTCCCCTAAAGGAAATGCTTTAACAGTTGATACTTACTTTGATCCTTATATGGATCACAGTAAAATGACCCCTGGTTTTACAATGTCTTCTGCTACTCGTCCTATATCAATTGGTAAATTTCAAGAAGCAATTAGAGATAGAGGCATTACCATACAATCTATCCGACTCCTAGAAGAAATGAAAGTATTTATATGGAGAAACGGACGACCAGAAGCACAACCAGGATACAATGATGACTTAATTATGGCTGCTGCTATTGGATGTTTTTTAAGAGACACAGCTTTTAAATTAAGACAAAACGGAATGGAAATGACTAAAAGTATGTTAAATAATATACATAATAACAATACAACATACTCTGGAGGGTATTCAAATAATACAAGATATTCAAATGGAACAAACAATAATCCATTTAAAATAGATAATCCATATTCAAATGGCCAAGAAGATATTTCATGGTTACTATAAAAAATAAAAAATGGCAGATACTAAACTATTTTCAAGATTAAAAAGACTATTTTCAACAGATGTAATTATTAGAAATACTGGAGGGAATCAACTAAAAGTAGTTGACGTTAATAAAATCCAAATTTCTGGTGAATATGAAACAAACGCTCTTGTAGATAGATTTAACCGAATTTACACCAATTCACATACATCAATTTATGGTTATCAAAGTAGTTTTAACTACCAAACCCTAAGACCCACATTATATTCAGAATATGACTCAATGGACACAGATGCAATTGTTGCTTCTGCTTTAGATATTATATCTGATGAAAGTACTTTACGTAATGATATGGGTGAAGTATTACAGATTAGATCCTCAGATGAAGATGTTCAAAAAATTCTATACAATTTATTTTACGATGTATTAAATGTAGAATTTAATTTGTGGCCTTGGATTCGTAATATGTTGAAATATGGTGATTTCTTTTTAAAATTAGAGATTGCTGAAAAATTTGGTGTATATAATGTAATACCTTACAATGCATTCCATATTGAAAGACAAGATGGATACGATAAAGACCACCCAGCTTCTGTAAGATTTAGATTTGATCCAGATGGTATTTCATCCCCTTCAGATTATGGTTACTATAACGTACCAAATGCTGGAGGTCAGGCTAATTCTATTTATTTTGACAATTATGAAATGGCTCATTTCCGTTTATTAACGGATACTAACTTTTTACCTTACGGTAGATCATATTTAGAACCTGCTCGTAAGTTATTCAAACAATATACAATGATGGAAGATGCGATGTTAATTCATCGTATTGTTAGAGCACCTGAAAAACGTATATTTTATGTTAACGTTGGAAATATTGCACCTGCTGAAGTAGAAAACTTTATGCAAAAAACAATATCCAAAATGAAACGTACTCCTTATATTGATCAACAAACTGGAGATTACAATCTAAAATATAATATGCAAAACTTACTTGAGGACTTTTACATCCCAGTAAGAGGTAATGACCAAGCAACCAAAATAGATAACATGGCTGGTTTGCAATGGGATGGAATCCAAGACGTTGAATATTTAAGAGACAAATTATTTGCCGCTCTTAAAGTACCTAAAGCATTTATGGGGTATGAAAAAGATTTAACTGGTAAAGCAACATTAGCAGCTGAGGATATTAGATTTGCTCGTACGATTGAGCGCATTCAACGCATTATAGTATCTGAATTAACTAAAATTGCTTTAGTTCATTTATATGCTCAAGGATATCGTGATGATAGTATGACAAATTTTGAACTTTCATTAACTACACCTTCAATTATTTACGATCAAGAAAGAGTAGCATTAATGAAAGAAAAGGTTGAACTTGCCAACCAAATGATTGAAAATAAATTAATGCCTTCTGATTGGATTTACGAAAATATATTCCATTTAAGTGAAGATCAATACGATGAATATAGAGACTTGATTATCCAAGATGCTAAACGTAAATTCCGTTTGACTCAAATTGAAAATGAAGGCAATGACCCACTTGAAACAGGTAAATCTTATGGTACACCACATGATTTAGCAGCTTTATATGGTAGAGGTAGATATGAAGGAGGAGAAGTACCTGAAGGATATGATGAAGACAAATCCGTATTAGGAAGACCTGAAGAAAAAGTAACTGATAAAAATACTCAAGATAATGCTTTTGGAAAAGATAGAATAGGAGCAATAGGAGCTAAAGTGGATGGAGATGAATCGGATTCAATAAAACCTAAATATCAAGGTGGATCTCCATTGGCATTAGAAACAAAAAATAATAGAAATAAAAACTCATATACCTTTAATTCTATTAAAAACCAGAAAAAACAAATTATATTTGAATCAGATATTAATGGAAACTCATTATTAGATGAATCACAAATACGAGAGTAACAATTTTTCATATATTTATAAATAAACAAATATTAGAATGCAAGTAAAACATTCAAAGTATAAAAATACTGGTATACTTTTTGAACTTTTAGTTCGCCAAATTACCTCAGATACACTGGAAGGTAAAGATTCCCCAGCAAAAGATATACTTAAAAAATATTTCGTAAAAACGGAATTAGGTCGTGAATACAAGTTATACGAAACATTATTAAAGAAAACTTCATTAACTGAAACAAAAGCTAATATTGTAGTTTCCACATTAACAGATTCATCTAAATCTTTAAATAGAGGAGTAATCAAGAGGCAAAAATATAATTTAATCAATGAAATTCAAAATCACTATGATTTAAATACATTTTTTAACCATAAATTACCTAACTATAAGGTATATGCTGCCTTTTATACTTTATTGGAGATATCTAATTCTCAAATTTCAATCAACCCTGAGCAAACCATTACAAATAAAGTTACTATTTTAGAGCATTTAACAGCTGCTCAAATAAAAAAGAGTACCATCCAAGATGAAGTACTCAACGAAATAGAAAACTCAGATAAAGATGTTAAATTTCTTGCATATAAAATATTAATGGAGAAATTTAATGACAAATATAACGATTTAAGTTTAAATCAAAAATTAATCTTGAAAGAATATATTAATTCAGTAGACAATACACCCCGTTTAAAAGAATTTTACACAAATAAAATTAATGAGATCAAAACTGAATTGACTAAACTTAACAAAAAAACAAATAACCCAGCCACTAAAATAAAAATTAACGAAATTATTACAATCATTCAACCACCTGCTAAAAATGCAAAGTTGACAGACAATGATTTAGTTGATTTGTTGCAGTATTGTGATTTAATTAACGAGTTAGAAACTGTAAATGGATAAACTTAAAGAAATAATAAGAAAAAAATTAAAAGAAATGAACGCTACCGAGGATGGTGGCGCTTCTTTTAAAGCCGGCTCCGGAGAAAATTATGCTACTCCAAAATCATTTAATAAAGATAAAAATGCTAAAGGAGCTAAAAATATTTATTACTATAAGTTAGGATTTAAAAACGTACCTAATATTAAACCAAAATCTTTTGACAAAAAACAACTGTGGGAAGATGAAGTTTTAAATGAAATGAATGAATTTCAAAAGAAACGTTTAGCTGGTTTAGATGAAATTGAAAAATTAATGAATGAAATAACACCATTAGTTTCCAATGCAAAAAATGAAACAATTGAACTATACAGTGGCAACGCTGGTTCATTCGATATAACACAACCAATAGAAATGGTATTAAGTTACCTTAAAGAAATAAAAGAACTTTTAACAGAAAAATAATGAAAAAGACTTTACAAGATCAATATCTATTAATTAAAGAAGGCAAAGGACATAAAGGTGTTTTTCTTGCAGATGCAAAACGTGAATTCCCTCAATATGTACCCAATGCTGCTTCATTTGATGAAGCTATTGCTTCTCTAAAAACCAAAAACATCATTTCAGAAAATGTAATTGGTTTATCTGCAACTGCAGGGTATGAACCTAAGAAAAAAGAATCATATGAAACTGCATTTGAAACATTTTTAGCTGAAGCTAGAAAAAAAGATCAAGAGGAAAAAGAAAAAGCCGAATTGAAAAAACCTTCAAAACAAGTAGAAGAAGATCTTGATAAACAATATGACAAAGAAGATGAGAAAAACCCAGATAATATGATCTTTGGTCAAATTATGATGGGTTATTATACTGAAATGAAAGATCCTAAAAATACTGATAAGACAATGCAACAAGTAAAAGATATTGTATTGAAAAATTTATCAAAAGACCCAATTTTTTATACTAAAGAAGGTCAATTTGGAGTTAAAGGTTTAGGATACACTACTGAAGCACCTGGTTTAGGTACCCCAAAAGAAGCAACTGGAAAATACAAATCATCTGGTTATGGTGATCTAAAAGAATCTAAAGAAATTGAAGACTTTAAAGCAAGTGTTAAAAAAGCATTTTCAGAAAAACCAGATAAAAAATTCACCCCAGAAGAAATTGAAGCAAAATTAAATCAATTATATCCTGGACGTGCTGAAAGAAAGAAAAATGACTCACCAGAAGAATCTAAATTACGTGAAATAATTCGTGAAATGATTGATTCTGAATTAGAGGAA